GCCAACTGCACGTACCATCTGGAGGGGTACATATGGGCAGTAGAAGAGACCTGCGTCATAAGGGTTGGATCCCTTATAACCGACGACGAAGTACTGATCGTCGGAGAGGTTTGCCGAATATGGGTCGATGTAGACTTTGAACTTACCGTTGATGGTGCCAGCAAAGGTGCTGCCAGTGTCATCAACATTGAGGTTAGCATTAAGTGCTGGGGTGTAATCCAGAACGCCTGCCATGGTTAGAGCAGATGCAACGTCAGCGGAGCAGACGATGATGTTGCCCTTTCCTCTACGAGTTCTTTGTGCGATAGCGTTAGCTTCTCTTTCAACTTGGAACAGAAGTCCTTTGAACTTCTCAACGCTCCAGCGACCGTTGGAATCAACATCGAGGTCGAAAGTACCAGCGGTAGCAACGTTGTTCTGAGCACCTGCTTCAGCAGTGATGTATACAGAACGAAGAACTTCGCGGTTGATCTCAGCGAGGATCTCAGTTGACAGGATGTTTGCCAACTCAGCCTCAGCGTCGAGACCATGGATAGCGCGAAGGTCCTGAGCGAGTTCCAGTGAGTACTCAGCTTTCAGGGCGCGTGAACGAGCGGTAACAGCAACCTTCTCGATCGAGAATGCCATCTCGCGGAAGTTGGTGCCAGCGCCATCGCCCAGTGCTTCTGACTGAGAAGTGGTCATGCCTTGTGCATCACCCTCTAGCTCATAGGTGCCTGTGTCATTAAGAACAGCAGGGTTTGAACCTTCAGCGTCGTTGTTAGCAGATGAGGTTGCGGTTACGTCGTAACCAGAAGAACCGCCACCTGAGAAACCAGCGTTAGGCTCGTTGAACAGTGCCTCTGCGCCGTCTGGGGTTGCGTAACGTGAACGCATTGCGAAGATCAGTCCAGTAGGACCTGACATTGGCTGAACGCTTGCAATATCATAAGCGATCAGGTTAGGCATCGAACGGCGGATCAGGGAGATCAGCACGGGATCGAAAGTTCTAACAGCGCCTGAAGGTGCAGTTACGTTGGTTGGTGCCTCGGTGAGCATTGCTTGCTCGGTGAGGAATTTCTCTTGGTTCTCAAGCAGAACTGCGGTTACCGCACGTCTGTGAGAATCATTGATTTCTGGTAGGTCTTGATGCTTGAGGAGTGGAGCCCACTTCTCTTGCAGTTGTTCTGACATGAACATTTGTTTTTCTCCTTAATTGTCTTGTAGAGGTTATAAAGGGTTTGAACTAAAAATTATTTAGTAATAATTATTTCTGGAAACGGGAAACTGCGCGAAGATATTGATCCATTGACGATGAAACTTCAACTTCTTCTGCGAGTGTCTCTTGCTCCTCTGACTGAACCTCAGGTACTTCAGATCTGAAGTATGATTCCTTCAACGATTCAATCTTTCCACGGTAGGATTCTTCACTGTCAAACTCAACACCTTCTGCAAGACCAGAGAGTTTATCTTTCTGCGTTTCGGTAAGTCCGCGAGCTACGTCATTGACGATAGACTCAGCAACAAGATCTCCCAGTCTAGTATTCAGGGTGATATTCTTGTCGATTTGCTCGTTGAGTTTTCCTTCCATCTCATCAAGTTTTTCTACCATAATATCAAATGCATCATACTTATCTTCAGGGATGGTTACATAATGTTCTTCAAAAAGTCCCTTGAGACCTTCCATGAAGGACTCAGCAACTTCAGACTTGATGCCTGACTCGATTGCCAGTGCATTCTCTTCTGACCACTCTTCTACAGCATACTGCAGAGTAGCGTCAACTTTTTCTTCTAGTGCCTTCTTAGCTTCTGCCAGTTCTTCTTCGAACTTAGCGGCATAATGCTCTTCGAGCTCTTCTTTGATAGCAGATACTTTCGAAGCGAGTGCTGCTTCAAAGATTGTCTTTGCCTTCTTTCTGAAGTCTTCGGAGAGTTCTTCAGAACCAACAAGTGCATCAACGTCATCAGAGAAATCAACTTCCTCATATGACATGCCTGACTTGTTAGCGGTTGGCATACCTTCTGCTTTACCTGCCTTGGCGTTAACGGCAGTCTTGGATTGGGATCCACTAGCACTCTTCAGCTTGGAAGAGTCATCAGTAGACTTGTAGTTTGTGGGAGTGGGACCACCAAGATCTTGGACCGCACCTAGTTGTGTACCAGGATCAGCCATTTTTTGCATTGGATCAGCAGGTTTTGCGGAAGCATTAACCTTGTCCTTTACTTGTTTAGGTGATTCCATTTCCTGTAGATTGTCAATGACCTGTTCAGACATTTTGAAAGACTCCTTAAATTGGCAAAGATGTATTTCTATACTTATTTATAAATTATAATGTTTTCAAAAACTTCTCAAACGCGGCAACTTTCCGCTCTTGTAGATTGATAAGAGTTGCTTGATCAATCTCGTTTTTGATTTCTTGAACCTGACACTCTCTTAGAATGCCATTTTCCCATACCCATTCTTTTCCTTCCATAATACCTTCGACGAAAGCATCTGGAGCAGATGGGTCTGCAACAATATCTGCTGCAGTGGCGAGCATAAAGTCCTCACCAACAACTGAATAACCGTTTTCTCTTCTGAGAGTACCCATGCCTCTAGAAGAAACACCAAGTTTTACTCCCTCATTGAGAAGATTCTTCGCGATGTTCCCCATTGGGGTCTCAAGAAGTTTTGCTCTTCCCATGAAGTTCTTACCTTCAGGAACAAGACTTACGATCTTGTGGGAAACACGGTCAAGATTTACCGTAGGACCATCAGGATGACCCAGTTCTCCAAGCGCACGATTAGTATCAATGAACTTGGTTTGGTAATTCTTTACTTCTTTGTGCAGCGTATCGAAGGGATACATGCGACCATTACGGTTCTTGATATCAGACTGGAGAAACACACCTTGAATATAGTGTGACTTCTTTCCACCCTCACTTTCTTCCGTAATAACCTCTACCTCTTCAATCGTCTCCGTTATCAGTTTCATCAGTTTGTTCCTCTTCGGGTTGTTCTGGTTCCTCAGTAGTTTCTGTTTCGTCCGTCTCAGCTTCAACCTCTGGTTCTGCTTCTGGTTCCGCTCCTACTACATCACCAAAAAGGGATTTAGCAACTGCTTCTCTTTGAGCATCAATGAGATTGTACGCCTTATCGGACATCATTGATTTGATATGATCAATTGCCTGCGCCCGATTAGCATCGGTCAGGGCATCCATAAATTCATCCATTGTGATAATAACGACAATTCAGTATTATTTATATTTATCAGATAAGACCCTGACCCTCAGGTGGTTCTACTGCGGAAGCATTGATGTCTGGATCTTGTGGGACATCTCCTAATGCGGGATCTCCACCACCTTGCATTGCCATCATCTCTTCTTCAGAAGGTGGGATGATTCCTGCTTCTTTTTCTTTCTCAATTTGCTTATCCATCTCTGCCATTTCTGAGTCAGTTTGACGGAGAACTTTTGAGCGAATATATTCTACTGAGAAATACTTACCAACATATGGGTCAGCAGCAGCGGCAAGATTAATTCTTTCTTGAAGAATCTCCGCTTCTTTCAGTTCTGCAAAGTGGTTATCATATAGATAATCAAATTGGATATACTCCTTCATATCCTCCCACTCTTCTGGGCTTGTGATGCCCTTCAGAATGAGTTGAGTTCTGAGCATATCAATAAAGATTTCACTGAACTTTTTACGAAGTCTTCCTACAAACTTAGTGAACTTGACCTCATCTCTCAGAATTTCTGAGGAACGACCAAGGTTGAATCCACCATCTGCTTCTAGTCTAGAAGTAGGAACGTTCAGTGCCTGGTAAAGTTTCTTCTGGAAGTATTGAACATCAGAGAGTTCACCAAGATTCTGTCCACCTGGTAGGGTTGTGATTTCAGTTCCACGACCACCTTCTCTACGTGGTAACCAGAAATCTTCCAGCATAGACATATGCTTTTTGTCGTCGCGAATCTCACCAGTGTTAGAATCGTACACTAGTTTGTTTCTGTAGCGAGACATGACATCGCGCAGATATTGTTCTGCCTTGACCTTAGGTAAATTACCAACATCAATGTAGAAAATTCTACGCTCTGGTGCGCGTGATAGTCTGTAGATAACAAGACTATCTTCAATCATTCTTAGTTGATTGACTGCTTTGATTGCCTTATGCAGATAGGAAAGAATTGATCCCTTGTTTGCATCTAGCAATCCAGAGTGAATATATGTGATTGCATCCTTTGCAATCTTGATACCACCCTGATTTGGTGATGTAGAAAATGCGTTTGTTTGGGTCTTGATACCCTTGTTGTTGTAAATAAAATACTCTACGGTAGCACCGTAATCATACTTTGCTGCAACATCATTACTTTGTCCCAGAGGATCTTTCTTCTTAGATACCTCTTTGACCAGTTTGATTTTCTGTGGATCGATATATCTAACTTCCGTGATACCCTTCTGTGGGTCATCAAAATCAATAATTTTATGATAATAAACTCTTCCGTCAATATACCAGCGACGGAACATTTCATGACATTTTTTGTCAAAGTTGAGGAGCTTCTTGATATGCTCAAACTCTTCTCTGATAATTTTCTTGACGGAATTACTTGCATCAAGATTTGATAGTTCAATCTGTACAGGACTATCGTACAGATCACTTACGATTGCTTCGTTAACAATATCTTCAATAGCACCATCTACCTCAGGATGCAATGCCATTTCACGATATCTTCTGAGCAGTTCATGCTCATTTTTTCCACCACCATCTAAATCGACGTAGTACCCATAGTGCCCTCCAGCAGCTATAGATACTACGCCGTCATCTTCATTAGGAGGAACGGGGGAAATCTTTTTAGATTTATCTCCGTCCCCCCTCCTGATTGAATATCCAAATAGTTCAGGCATCTCAAAAAGGTCTAACTAGGTCTGCTCCTATTATTTAGGATCAGAAATTAGCGCCACCTACGTCTTCGCCACCGAGTTCACCGCCCTCTGCTTGCCACCACTGAACCTGGAATTCAACTGTGAATTCTTCGATTGTATCGTTGGTGTCGAATGCAAGATCGATCTGTGAAACGTTCGTTGGGAAAATACCAAAGAACTTATAACCTCTCAGGACTCTCTCTTGTCTATCTAGTTGATAAACAAAAGCATCAGACTGATAGTCTGCAGGATCCTGAATACCAATGTTGGTATAGTTATTGTTGATGGAGTTGGACCATGCCTCCATTGCGGAACGGATTCTGAAATCCGTGTCGTTGATTACGGTAACAGTCCATGTGTCAAAGGTTCTGTCTCCAGCAACTTTGAGTTGGCGACCACGGAAAGGTACTTCTACCACACCGAGGTTGGAAGCAGGAAGTGCTGCTGCCTTGACGAGGAATCTCGCACTTCTCTGAACTTCTGCAGGGCTCTGAACACCTACACCACCAGGGATATCTAGAACAACCTCAAAAAGGTTAGGTCTAGCACCACCGCCTCTCAGTCTCTCTTTGAACCTATTGATATTGACGTTAGCCGCGCCTCTTGTAACTTCTGCCATTGTTTTTCTCCGATATTAATTTAGAAAGTTGAACGAGAATTACGATGCGCCTCTGTTCAGTGCGACAACTTCATCGAAGCTAACGCCAGTTCTAGTCGCCACAAAGGTGAGTGTGATGAAGTTGATAGAACGTGCTGGCTTGATGTAGATATCTGCTCTGAACTCATTACTGTCAACAACAGCAGGTGTGTTGTTTGACTCATCGCAAACTACCAGATAATCGGTAAGACCTCTTCTTGCCTGAACATCGCGGAGGTATGGATCCACGATCTGAGTGAAGAGAGTTCTGGTTACAACGTCGTTGAATTCGAAGAGCTGTGCTCTTGCTGCTCTTGCAATTGCCTTTTCGACAACCAGGAACAACTTACGAACGTTGATTCTGTCGAATGCGCTCTTGACTGCTAGACCAGTCTTGTCTCCGAAGAGTACGGTGCCCTCACCAGGGAAAGAACAAACAGGGTTAATTCTGTTGGTGTAGAGTGTGTCTCTCTGAGACTTCTTAGGATTGAATGCAAGTTTTACTGCATTGCGGACGTTACCTCTGTTGAGACCTGCTGGTGAGAACCATGGATCAGCAACGGTTGAGGTGTTGACCATCAATCCAGCAACGTCTGCGTTCAGAGGAACGTAACGATACTTGTCATTGAAGCGGTCATACATGTACTTATAACCACTATCGAACACAACATAGGAACTGCTTCCGAGTTGGTTGAAGAAGTCAACGATATTATTGAGTTGAGTAGTTGGACTTGATACTCCAACAATTCCGCTCTTGTATGGTGAGATGAATGCCATACAATCCTTTCTGCCGTCTGCCAGAGCAAGGATATACTTTGCTTTGGTTACAGCATCGGTGAAGTTAGATCCTGCAGGACCCTGAAGGATGAAGTCAATATCAATCTGTTCAGTGTCATTGAACTCTTCATATGCAGTAGTGATCTGACCCATTGTAGGTGCAGAACCTTCTGTACCACCAGCAAACGTGAATGCCTGGTTTCCGAGTAGATCGTATGATAGAGTTGCGCTAGACGTTCCCTCA